CGTCTCGCGGCGGATGATGCGTTCGGTCTTGGCGATGGCCTTCACGTCGCCCTTGGTCTTCGCCTTGTGGCAGTCGATGCAGATCGGAACCCAGTTCCCCGGCTCATGCCGGCCGCTGAGGGCCAGGGGGATGACGTGGTCGATGTGCCACGCCCCCGTCAGGGCCGTTTCGCAGGCGCTACAGGCCCCTCCGAAGTCCTCGGCTACCTGCCGGCGTTGGGCAGCGGTGAAGCCCTTGCGCGGCGTTTTCTCGGGCCTGATCTGGCCGATGGCGGCGCGGAGGCTGGCAAGGGTGGCGCGCTTTTCCTCGGGGGTCATCCGGCCACCGGGGAGGGGTTCTTAGCCACCTCCCCGACCCTGCCGGTGAACTGAACCCGAGGCGTTCCGACCCCGCCGACGCTGAACCCCGCGTCGAGATCGGCGAGGGCGTCCCGGCCCGCCTCGGTGATGGCGTTGAAGGCCCCCCGGTTGCGGACCAGCCCGGCGTCGATCAGGGCGAGGATCAGGAAGTGAGCCGCGCGGTGGTGCGACCAGTTCTGGCCTCGCACAATCAGCCGGATCAGGTCGTCGTGGGACCAGCCGTCATGACGGAGGGCCTGCAAGACCTGGTGGCCGCGACCTTGGGGGGAGAAGGTCATAGATCAGGCGCCCTTCTGAATTTCGATCAGAAGCGCGTCGTCGCTGGCCTCGGCCACGCGGAACCGGCCATTGGACCCGTCACGCTCTGGCCGCCACTCACCGACCCCGCAGGCAAAGCCCGCCGTGTTGAACAGGTTCAGCACCTGCTCGGCAGACATTGCGAGGGGGTTGAACTCGACAATGAGGTCAACCGCCCAGGGCCAATACTGCGCTCGATAGCGAATGTCGGAAGTGCCCATGCCGACGCGGACCATGTCTTCTCGCATGGTGGGCGCGGGGCAATGGACCTCGACCAGTTCCTCCGTCGTGATGGCGGCAGAGAAAGCGCCTTGGCGGATCGACTGCTGACCGGAGACGTGGAAGGCCTGCCGGGCGGCAACCTTGGTGATGCCCGCGAGACTGGTGCAGGCGGTCACGGCGGCGGCCTTGAAGGCAACAGCCGGGAAGCCGTGCGAGCCGTCTGCCATACGGTAGATTGACGCCTCGAAGTCGGCCTCGGGGTTCTTTGCAGCCTTGCCCTTCTGTGCGGACTTGGTTTGCTTCTCCAGCATCTCGCGCTTCGCCTTCTCGGCAAAACGGTGGACGATCAGAGGGGTTTCCCCAATGAGCGTGATGTTGATCTTTTCCCGCGCCATGCGGGGAAGGTTGATGATCGTTTCGGTAACTTTGGACATGTTGTCCCTCTTTGTGTGTGTTGATGTTTACGCTTACGCTACTGCACTAAATTCCGGCGTTACTTCACGCCTGCCATGCCATGCCCTGCCGCGCCCCGCCCCGCCTCGCCATGCCTCGCCTGGCCACGCCTGCCCCGCCTTGGCTTGCCTGCCATGCCGAGCCGCGCCTCGCCCCGCCGCGCCGGGCCTCGCCCTGCCGTGCCTGCCACGCCCAGCCAGGACAGCCTCGCCAGACCCCGCCTCGCCACGCCAAGCCAGGCCACGCCTTGCCTGCCAGGCCGTGCCCTGCCGCGCCGGCGCCCTGCCATGCCTTGCCGGGCCTGCCAAACCGCGCCCAGCCTTGCCATGCCCTGCCGTGCCTGCCTCATCAGGCCGCCGCCTGATCCAGAGCCGCCCAAACGGCGGCCAGTTCCTCCAGTTGGCCGTATTGCTTCCGCAGCCGGTCCAGTTCCCGGCGGGCCGAGGCCAAAACGTCCTCGCGCGTCACCGGATCGGCCAGAGCCGACTCCAGCGCCCGATAGCCTCGGCCTGTGTCCGTCAAGACGCTGACCCATGCGCGGACAGGCTCTTGAGGCTCAACGGGGCCGACCATCTGGACCCGAACGGAGGCGATCAGATTGCGGGCCTGATGCAGCCGCCATGCGCGGGCCGCTTCGTTGTCGGCCCATGTGAAGTATCCGTGCAGCGGGCTACGGGGCGAGGATGCCGCCCGCAGAACCCCGTCTGGGGTCAGGACGCCGCCCGACTTGCGGGCCAGCTTTTCCAGCGCCACCACAACGGCGGCGGGATCTGGGTTCTCGGGCCGCTTCAGCGTGTGCCCAGGCTCAAAGGTGGTGGTCATGCTGCTTCCTGTTCTATGGTGTTGAAGGTGACGCCCTCGCGGGCTCCGAAAGCCGCGATGAGGTCCATCAGGTCGGCCATCTCACCAACCGACAGCTTGGACGAGGACCTCCCGAGGTTGACAAAGCCATTGCCGGAAAGGTTCGGGACGATGCGCGTCTCTTCGGGCAGCGCGGCCATGAAGATCAGTTTCCAGTCGTCGGCTGAAAGCTGCTGGCCGTGCCACTTCACCTGACGCGCCACCTCGGTCAGCATGGCCCACATGCGGGCGTTCTGGTCCGTGGTCCGCTTGGCCTCCTGAAAGGTGACGCGGGTTCCCCAGGGGGCCTTAGCGGCCCATGCCTGAACGCGCTCGCGGTCGGAGGCGCGGTTGAGGATGACGAGGGCGCGGCTCACGCAGCCCTCCCGACAGCACCCGCGAACGCGGCGTCCATCTCGTCCTCGGGCTGGGCCTTGCCGAACAGCTCATCCCTGCGCAGGTGGAGCCGGTCGCGGATCGGGTCGAGCCATGACAGGGGCAGGTCCGAGGTGTAGCGGTCGAAGTTGGCCAGCCAGTCGGCAAGCCCGTCCTTCGTCAGCCGGTCAACCTCGGCCATGATGCGTTCGTGGTCGCCGTCGCGCTTGGCCTGAGCCGCGTTCTTGCGGCCACCCATCGGGGCCGGGGCCGGGGCCTCGCGCCGGGGCGCAGCCGCCGCAGCGGCGTTGCCGTCGTCATCCTCGGGGGCGACACCGACAAAGGCGGCGAGGGCATATCGCCGGGCGTAGGTGGTGGCCGACCCGTAGGCCTGAGCGTCCACTTTCGCGAGCGGGATGGTCAGCGTGCCGCGCATCCATTCGCCGGAAGCGTGGGCCAACATCGTCGTCATCTCCATGCGCCCGTCAGCGCAGGGGCCGGGGCTCTGGACGATGGCGAGGCCGTGCTTGGTGAGGGCTTCCCGGCAGGCATCCCAGACGGCGGCGAGGTCGGCATACTTGCTGCGGAAGGCGGGGTTGGCCTTGCCCTTCACGGCGCCCTCCACCTCGCCCTGGGCGGCGGAAAGGGCCTTGGCGAGCGCGGCAATGGTGGGGGAGGTGTCAAACATGGTGCAGCAGCTCCTTCAGCTTGAACGCGGCGCGGCGGGCGGCTTTCAGGGCCAGCCACGCCTCGTCGATGGTGGGAAAGGTGGCGATGACCTCGTCGGCTTCCGGGGACCAGAAGCGGAGGGCGTAGCCGTCGAGGTGAGGGGTGAGGCGGAGGTCCATCACGCGGCCTCCGGGAACAGCATCACCATGGCGTCAAGGCAGTGTTTGGCGTCGGCGACGTCGCGGAGCAGGGCGGGGTGACGTTCGGCGGCGGCGTCGAGGCGAGCGGCCAGCGCGATAAGGTGATGATTGGCGTCCTCGCTGGCGCGGAGCAGCCTCTTGGCCAGATCGGCGCAGTCGGCGGCGGTCCGGGCGAGCCGGATGGCGATGCTGTTGAGGATCGTTTGGTAGGGCTGGAGGTCGTCGATCCGGCGATACTTCCGAACCAGCCTCAACGCGCAGGCGTGGATCTCGTCTTCAGTGCGAACGCGGACGGGGTCGGGGTCGAAGCCCGACAGGCAGGCGCCCTCACGACGGGCCATGCGAGCATCATAGTGCGCCTTGAAAGCCTGATCCTGCCGGCTCTCCAAATCGACGAACCGGGCGTAGCGCTCGGCGTCGATGCCGGTCAGGTTGTGGGCGGGCGTCGTCATCTGTTTTCTCCATGTCGCGTGATTTCGACGACCCTTTATTGCACAACACGAAAGCGGCCGCAACGATTGTTTTCAGCGCTTGCAAAAAAAAATGAGCCGTGCGAAACAGGCATTATGAAACGCCGTCGCACCATTTCCGACCTCACCGTCGCTGACCTCCGCGCCCTGGGGCTGTCTCACAGCTTTATCAGCCGTCTTCGCAATCGCCTCTGCCGGCCATCGCTGCCGGTCGCGGTTGAGATTGAACGGACCTACGGCATTCCGCCCCGCGCGTGGCTGGAGCCGGCGCAGTGACCTTCCTTCCAATTCAGTTCCGACCGGGGTCTCCTCCGGATGGACAGCCGGGGGCCTTCCAAAAGGTGGCGCAGCCCGAGCGGTCAAAGCTGGTCCCCGGTCGGGGAGCATTTGCCAGCAATGCGCCGCAACCCCGGCAGAGGGCGGGCGCTCCCCCGCTCGCCCTCAACCCCTTTGCTGCGGCAATTCGCCGCATCCGCGCCAAGTGGGCCTTCCAGCGCGCCATGACCGAGTTTGACCGGCGCGTGTTCGAGGCCCGCCGACAGCACAAGCCCACCCGGCACATCGAGGCCGAACGCCGGGCGTTCACCCATGCCGCGCTAAAGGCGCAGGTGGGCCGGTGATCTCGCTTCGTGTCGGTGACTGCCTCCAGACCCTACGCTCCCTTCCGAGTGAAAGCGTCAACACCTGCGTCACCTCGCCGCCTTATTTCGGCCTGCGCGATTACGGGCATGACGGACAGATTGGGCTGGAGGCCACGCCTGACGAGTTCGTCGCCAAACTGGTCGCGGTGTTCCGCGAGGTCCGCCGCGTCCTGCGGGATGACGGCACCCTCTGGCTGAACTTGGGCGACAGTTATGCCCGCAACCCTGCTAAGGGCCAACACAAACCCGGAGATTCGGGAAAGCAGGCTTACATTTACGACACGGGAAACGGCAGAGCGTCTTGCACCGCGCAAACCGGGCTGGCGGACAAACAGCTTATCGGCATCCCGTGGCGCGTCGCTTTCGCCCTACAGGCGGACGGCTGGACGCTGCGGCAGGACATCATCTGGCACAAGCCCAACCCCATGCCGGAGAGCGTGAAGGACCGCTGCACCAAGGCGCATGAGTATATCTTCCTGCTGTCGAAGGGGCCTCGCTACTACTTCGACAACGAGGCGATGCAGGAAGACGCCATTTATGGCGCGCGCGGTTCGGAGTTCCATACCGGCAAGACCGGTGCCCATCAGATGGGGCGGTCTAGCGCGGGCCCTCGCCAGTCTAAAGTCCGCGGCGAGTTCAATGGCAAGACAAATGCGGTGCCGGGGCGGGAAGCCTTTAGAGCGATCCGGGACACCCGCAACCGCCGCAGCGTCTGGACCGTGGCGACCAAGCCCTTTAAAGGCGCCCACTTCGCCACATTCCCGCCCGACCTCATAGAGCCCTGCATCCTGGCCGGGAGCCCGCGAGGGGGCGTTGTGCTGGACCCCTTCGGTGGGTCAGGCACGACCGGACTGGTGGCCGACCGCCACGGTCGAGACGCCATCCTCTGCGAGCTGAACCCGGCCTATGCCGAGATGGCGGCCGCCAGGATTGCGGAAGACGGGGCGCTGTTTGGCCGCGTCGAGTGTGCAGCATGATCCGTTCCCTCCTGTCTCGCCTGCGCCGCCAGCCCTCGGCCTTTGACGCCAAGCTGGCCGAGTTCGACCGCCGGATCGCCGCTGCTCGCGGACGGCACCAGGCCGTCCGCCACATCGAGGCTGAACGTCGGGAGTTCGTCCACGGATGCCTGCGGGGGCGCGCATGACTGTTCGGGAAGTGATTTGGGTGGGTTTGGCCGCCGTTAACGTAGTCGTCCTTTTCCGGTTATCCGGAACGCTTGGCAGGTTTACTGCTCATTGCATCGTCTACGGTTGGTCGACCGGAAAACGCCTCATCTTGAGTGCGGGCGCCGTTCTCTGCGTGACGATGGCGGTCACCGCCGTTTTCTGCGTGGCGATGGCGGTCGGCGGATGATCTCCCTGACCCTCCCATATCCCCCATCGGTGAACGCCACCCATCGGGCCGTCAATGGCCGGGTGATCCTGTCCAAGCGGTATCGGGACTGGATCCTCGCCGCCGGCCGCGCCGTCGCGGCGCAACTGCCGACGCAGGCCCCGATCCAAGATTACCGCCTCTGGATCGACGCCACGCCGCCCGACCGGCGGGCCCGCGACTTGGACAACCTGATCAAGCCGACCTCCGACCTGTTGAAGCGGGCCGGGGTCATCCAGGACGACAGCAAGGCGAGAGCCATCGTCGCCATGTGGGCCGTCGAACCGCCGGTCAAACCCGGCCATCTGAGAGTGAGGATCTACAATGCCCGCAGCACGGAAGTGGACTGACGAACAGGACGCCGAGCTTCGCGCCCTGCGCGACGCCGGAAAGCCCCGCTGGCAGATCGCCTTTACCCTGGGCGTTTCGCAGAAGTCGGTGGCGAGGCGGCTTGCCCGCATCGATATGCATCTGCGCCCGTGGACCCTGCCAGACGAAATGACCCTGATGCGGCGCGCCGCCGAGGGCGCCAGCTTCGCCGAGATCGCCAGAGAGCTGGTCCGCACTCCGAACGCCGTCAGCAACAATTGGGCTTCGCTGATGGGTACGGCCGTGTACCCGGGGCGTCGCTCGCCGGTCAGCACCCGCGAGCGGATTCCCCGTGACGTGAAGGCCGAGAACACCGCCGAGGCCTGCGAGAAGCATCTGCAGGCCATCCTCGCCGCCAACCCCAACGGGTTCATGGCCTGGTCGGAGAAGCGCGTCGGTGTGCGCGGTGTCGCTCCGTGCGCGCCGGCCTTCTATCCGATGAAGGAGGCGGCATGAGCGGCGAGCCCTCCTTTCACCTGACGGCCCCGGATGTCGTCCGCCGCGTCATCCGCGAGGCTGCGCAGGCGCATGGCGTGAAGCCTGCCGAGATCGTGACCGGCGGGCCTTCGCGTCGACTGGTCCGCCCGCGCCATATGGTGGCCGCAACCCTGTACGAAATGCGCCACCCCTGCGGAAAGCGGAAGTTTTCCCTGCCCCAGATCGGCGCATGGCTGGGCGGTCGGCATCACACCACGATCCTTCACGCCGTCCGGGCGCATGAGAAGCGCATGGGGGGCAACCCATGAGCGCGCCGCCGTTCATGCCCCTCTATGTCGCGGAATACCGCGCCGACACCGGCCACCTCGGCACGGTGGAGCATGGCGCCTACCTCCTGCTGCTCATGGCCATGTGGCGGGCCAACGGCAAGCTGCCCGCCGACGATGAGCGCCTGTCCCGCCTAACGCTGCTGTCTGCCGACGAATGGGCGAAGGTCAAGCCGGTCGTCCTCGAGTTCTTCACCCGGCGCGGCGGCGTCCTGACCCACAAGCGGGTGGCCGTCGAACTGAAGCGCTACACCGACCGGGTTGAGCAACGGAAACGTGCGGCCCAGAGCGGGGCAAAAAAGGCCATGAAAGCGAGTGCGGGCGAAAACATCAACGAAAACAACGAAAATACACCCAATCTCGCTATAGCGAAAACGGAGCATTTGCTCCGGAACCAGAACCAGAACCAGAACCAGAAAGATAAAGATATAGGTGGTGAAGGTTTAGGCGCGCGGGGGCGCGAAGATGTTTCCCCTCGAAATGAAGCCCTTGAACCTCCGACCGACTGGCCTGCCGTCGGCGAGAACCTCGCGGTGCTTGCCGCCCGTGAGGTCAACAGCGCCATGCTTGACCCGGCGCGAACGCCAGGCCTGGTGACGACTGCCGCGCGCATGGCGGCATGGAAGCGGGCGGGGGCCAGCTGGCGGGAGGATGTCATCCCGGCCCTGCAGGTGCTGACCGCCGCAGCGACCGAGCCGATCAAGAGCTGGGCTTACTTCGACGGCGCGATTGCCCGCAGCGTTTCGGCGCGGTCCCGACCGCTGGAGGTCGGCGAGGCCATCGCGGGCCGGGGCGTGGTGGTCTCGCTGGGCGACCGGATCGCCGAGGAACACGCCAGGGCGAACGACCTGGCCAAGCAAAAGCTCGAACGGATGGGGATTGCCTGGGATGGCTAAGGCGAACGAGATCAGTGAGGCGCTGGCGGCTTTGGCCGTGCATTGCCGCCCGGCGGCGATGAGCCCGGATGAGCGGGCCATGTGGGTGGCCGGATGGGTCGAGGACCTGCGGGAGTACCCGATTGAGGCCATCCTGACGGCCTGCCGCCGCTGGCGGCTGGGGCAGGACCGGAGGTTCCCGACGCCCGGCCAACTGGAGCCGTTGGTGCGGGATGCGGTCAAGCCGGAGGTCCGGGGAGACGCCTTGGCCTATGAGCCCTGGAGACCCCTGACGCAAGGCGAGTTCGACGGCCTGACCCTGCGCGAGAAGGCCCGTCACCTGCGGATCGAGGCCATGGAGCAGCGGAAGGCCGCAGGACCGCAGACGCGCGAGCCTAGCGAGATGCCCGACATCTGGTTCCGGCGCCGGGAGCAGGCGGACAGCCTTGAGGCCGAGGCCGCGAGGTTGGAGCAGATCGCCCGGACAGCGGCGCGGAGCGCGCTGGAGGTGGTGAAGTGAGCCGACGCCGCAAGCCCCACGACCCCGCCGCCGCTGAACGCGAGCGCGCCGCCAACAAGGCCGAGGTTGAGCGCCTGACCGGCATGGGCGCCGAAGTGAACATCGGCCCGGACGGCAAGATCCGCAGCGCCTGGCGCTCCAACGTCTTCACCGTCCTCCTGCGGTCGGGTTCGATCACGCCGAACCACCACGCCGCCGCCATGCGCTTCTGTGAGGCCTGGGCTGTCTGGAAGGGGCTGGCGGGATCAGCCGGACGGATGGAAGCCGTCGACGGCGGGACGGGCGCAGCGGAACTGGTGACGGACCGGATGATTATTGCGGGCCGGGAGGTGGAGCGGGTGCTGGCGCAAGTCGGCCCCATGGACCGTGAGCTGCTGAAGGCGTTTGCGGTCGCAACAGTCGAGGAAGACCGGCCTATGGTGTATCGAGGCATCGTGGAGCGGGTATCAGGCGTGACGGGCAGGGATGCCCAGCCAGCAATTGTGCGGGCCGCGCTGGAGAACCTGCGCCGGGTTTATGAGGCCCCTGTGAGGGCGAGGGAGGTAGCATGACTGACTGGATCGAATGGAGCGGCGGTGAGCGCCCTGTGGACGCCTCGGCGATTGTTGATGTCTCGTTCGGCATCGGCAAGCCGTTTGCTACGGGCCTGGCCTCCTGGTGGGACTGGAGAGCGACGGACCAGATCAAGTGGTGGCGACCCACAGCCCGCGAAACGACATCAACGCCGCAAGAGGCGGCCAAGGCCGCGTGGGACGTACTGGTGCAGCATCATGCTCGCCTCCAGTGTGAGCGCGACACCAAGCTGGCGGAGGTCCCGGCCATAATGGCGGAGGTCAGGCGGCTTGATAAGCAACTCGCTATTCTCGCCGATCACTTCAATGCGCTGAGGGGGATTTTTGATGAGCAATGACTGGATCAAGCACGACGGCGGACCCCAGCCGGTCGCGGATGACGTTTGGGTGGGCAGGCTTGATGGAGGCTTTGGGCTTGCAGGCTTTATGCCTTCATGGAACTGGAGCAAGTCAACCTCCTACCGCATCCTCAACCAGCACCTGATCGACGCCGCCCGTATTGAAGGCATCCGGCTAGGGCTGGAGGCTGCGAACAAGGCCATTGAAGCGCTTGTCAGCACCGGCGATCTTCATATTGAAGAGGAAATGGCCCTCGAAGAAGCCAGCATAGCTATCTGCACCCTCAACTCCGAAGCCATCGCCAAGGAGACTGCACGATGACTGACTGGATCGAACACAACGGCGGACCCCAGCCGGTCGCAGATGACGTTTGGGTGGAGGTCAGCCAGCTTTATCAGGCAGATGATCGTGATTTAGCCAGATGGATTGCCTGGGACTACAAGCTCCGCTACCGCATCCTCAACCAGCACCTGATCGACGCCGCCCGCCGCGAAGGCATCCGCCTAGGGCTGGAGGCTGCAAAGCGAGCCATTGAGCCGCTTTATGAACCGCAGGCCGACGACATCCTTCAGGCCCTCAACCCCAAGACCATCGCCAAGGAGGCGCAACATGACTGACTGGATCGAACACGACGGCGGACCGCAGCCGGTCGCGGGTGATGTCGAAGTTGAGGTTTTATACCGGCGGATGGAGAGTCCCTGCAAACAGGTTGGCCCGGCCCGCTTTCGCAATTGGAAGCACAGGCCGGAAAAAGCAAATAATGACATCATTAGCTACCGCATCCTCAACCAGCCCCTGATCGACGCCGCCCTGAAACGGGGCATTGAACTAGGGCTGGAGGCTGCGGCGGAGGTTGCCGACCACGATTGGCCCGACCCGAATAGCCCCATCCGCCGCCTAGACCCCGAGACCATCGCCCGCGAGGCCAAACCGACCGCTTGACAAATCACCGGGCGCGAAGCACGTTCCATCCTTAGAGGCGCGAATTGCGCCGACGATCCGACGCCCGTAGGCGGGCACATATCTTATTCACAGGTTCCCGCAAGGGAAGGTGTGCGCCAACAGCGGGTGTCCGATCCTGCTGCACATCAACCCGCACCGCTTCGGGGGTGCGGCGCAGGGCCGGGGGAAACCTCGGCCCTTGCCATTTCAGCTCCCCCGCGCGGGAAGCCGGCTGGCGACTGGTGCAACGGCCGGAGAGGGTCGGGTGCGCGAAAGGCCCGGCCCTCACAGGGGATTATATATGTGACAAAGCAGATGGAAGCCGGGATTGATTCGGGCGCGTTCCAGGCGTGCGTTGATTGGGTTCGAAAAGAGCTGTGGGAGTGGGAAGCTAGCGACGAGCTACCAAGCGACTTTGCTCGCCGGGTAGTGAATGGGGTCGTGCGGCTGTGCGATGCCCCACAATGCAATCGATAAGGCGGCAACTTGATCCGCCCGTTTGCTTGCGGTTTTCGCCACCTGTAATGCGTCTTCAGTTGTGACGTATACCGTTGATGTATTGTGGAATTTCGGGGTGTACTCCACCCTTATGAACTCCACATTATCAGGGGTTCCGCGTGGCCCAAGTCCTCCGTGAACGATACGGTGACGGTCTAATCGCTCAACTAGCAGAGCGTCCACCAGCTTCACGCCCCGTTTCTGGACGCTCTTCAACCTGGGGTGGCTCAAACCCCGTTTGATGAACTTCAGCTTCCGCTCTAGGGAACGCTGGATTTCCGGTTCGATCTCTCGCCCATCAAAATGATGAGTAATGATTGCGTGACAGAAATCCAAAGTGGTTTCAATTGTGCCCCATGAGAGCGTGAGCCCGCCAACAGCTTGTAGAAACCTATCGGAGGGACCGTTGTCGGTTTCCAGCGCGGACAAAGACCGGGACTCCTCGGAGAAGGAAGCAGAACAGCGCTTTCAGGAGACTCTTGAGCGCCTGGTGAACACGCCGCACAAGCCGCATGAAGGAAGTCGGCGCGGATTGGAGCCCGCGCCGAAACAACCCTAGATCCAGCGCCGCTTGGGAGGAAGCGCGGTATTCAGCCTTGGGTTGACCGAGGCGATCAGGTCGCTTTCTGCCTGTAGCCTGTCGTATTCGCGGCCAATAAAGATACTCACCCCAATATGGGTAGCGCCTAGATTTCGAGCATCAAGGATCTTGTGATGAGTGCTGAGACCCGTTCCAACACGAGATTGCAGGTTGTGCGTCTGCCCGACGTAAAGGACCTCCCACTGGCCATTGGGAACTGGGCGCCCAAAAACGTAAAGCCCGGGGAGTTCCTTAAAGCGGGTGCCAAGCGGGTACATTTGGAACTCGTAGGTGGCACCGCTCGCACCAACGGCACGAACTAGTTCATATCTGAACATATAAACGCATCCTTATGCGGATGCCGGGTTGACGATCTTGTGAGTCTCGGATTCTATCCGAAAGTGCAGTAAGAGATCGCCCTTCCCGGCGGTTTCACGGAAAGAGACCGGCTGGCGGTGCAAACGCCGCCGGGCTCGATCAGTAATGGCGACCGATTCGCTGAACGGCGCCAAGACGGTTAAGCCAAATATTTGAATTTTCTTGTGGAGAGCAAGGAGGCGTCGCACCTTCTGCTTACGCGTACGCGGCTTCACCAGTCCGCCGATAGGTCAGGCGCTTGCCCGCGATGCCGCGCAACAACTCGTCCGTGCGCATGGTGTCGTTGATGCCGAGCGCCGAGCGGTGGGAATACCGGAAGTCGAACTCGGCGAGATAGCGGGCGAGGTGGGCTTCGGAGACGTGGTGGAACGTTCCGGTCACGCCGCGCTTCAGGATGGCGAAAAAGCCTTCCACGGTGTTCGAGTGAATGTGACCGCGGACATACTCGTCCTTTCCGTGGTTGACCTTCCCATGGCTGGCGAACTCGGTTCCGACGTTGCGGTACTGGCCCGCCTCATCGGTCATGAGCGCGGTCTCGCGGCGCACCTGAGTGCGTAGGATCGGGGCCAGCGTCTTGCCGGTGACATTGGCGACGTGGAACGAGCGGGCGCGTCCGCCGCGTTCGACCAAGGCGAAAACGACTTGCTTGCCGACGCCGCCGATCTGGCCCGGCTTGCGCTTGGACACGTGCTTGTTGGTTTCCTTCCCGCCGACGTAGGTTTCGTCGGCTTCGACGATCTTACCGTCGCCACCCATCGGGGCGCCGTTGTCGGTCATGGCTTCGCGGATCCGATGGCACATGAACCAGGCGGTCTTGTAGGTGACGCCGAGCGTGCGGTGCAGCTGGTGGGCTGAGACGCCCTTCTTGCTGGACGACATGAGGTAGGTGGCCAAAAGCCACTTGTTCAGCGGGACCTTGGAGCGCTCGAACACGGTGCCCACGGTCACGGTGAACTGCTCGCGGCAGGCGTTGCACTGGTAGAGGCCGGGACGGTGATGCGTACCCTTGAGGCTCGTTGCTTGGTCGATGACGCCGCAATGCGGGCACACAGGTCCGTGCGGCCAGCGGGTCTTTTCCAGATGCTCGCGGGCCTTGTCGGCGTCTTGGAAGATTGGAGCGGTCAGGTTCATCGGGGCGTTCCTTGGCAGTAAGGAAACCCTACAAAATCAACGCTGCTTTGTCACGTATATAATTCCCCCCTCACACCTTCGGCCCCGACATCGCCACACACGCAAAGCAACCCTGACCCGTAAGCGATAGTCGCGGGCCGATCCCATCCGCATCGACGCCAGGAGGCCCTCGGGTCTGGTGAGTGAGGCGAATAAAAAAATGCCGGATAATCGTCAGAGGGGCCGTCCGAAGGGCTCCGTCAACAAGGTAACGGCGGACATTCGCGCCGCGGCTCAGGCCTACACCGACGACGCCTTGGCCACGCTTGCCCAGATCATGAAGGCCGGGGAAAGCGAAGCGGCAAGGGTCGCGGCTGCTAACTCCATTCTGGACCGTGGGTTCGGAAAGCCTCGGCAGGCGCTCGACGTTGAAGCCCAGGTCAAGTCCGACTTCACGGTCATTGAACTGATAGGCGTCAGCCCTGACTAGCGTTCAAATGAAGATCCCGGCCAAGCTGGTTCCGGTCTTCACAGGCAAGGCGGATACGCGAGGCGCATACGGTGGACGGGGTTCCGCCAAGTCGCGGACCTTTGCCAAGATGACCGCGGTCAAGGCCCACAAGTGGGCTAGGGCGGGTGAGAGCGGCATCATCCTTTGCGGCCGGCAGTTCATGAACTCGCTGTCGGACTCCTCGATGGAGGAGGTCAAGCACGCCATCCGCGAGGAGCCCTGGTTGGCCCCGCACTTTGACATTGGCGAGAAGTATATTCGGACTGCCTGCGGGCTGATTGATTACGCTTTCTCCGGCCTCGACCGGAACATCGACTCTGTGAAGTCGAAAAGCCGTATCCGTCTGGCTTGGGTGGATGAAGCCGAGCCCGTCACGGACGAGGCCTGGACAAAACTGGACCCGACGCTTCGGGAGCATGACTCTGAACTCTGGGTGACGTGGAACCCGGAGAGCAAGAACAGCCCGACCCACAAGCGGTTTCGGATGAGCCAGGACCCGGCGATGAAAGTCGTCGAGATGAACTGGCGGGATAATCCGTGGTTCCCCGAGATCCTCAACCGCAAGCGCCTGCGGGACATGACGGAGCGGCCCGACCAGTATGATCACATCTGGGAAGGCGGTTTTAAGCAAGTGACAGAGGGCGCCTATTTCGCCGAGCCTCTGACGAAAGCCCGCTCTGAGGGTCGCGTGGGCCATGTGGCGGCCGATCCGCTCATGACCTACCGGGCGTTCTGGGACATTGGCGGAACCGGGGCCAAGGCTGACGCCTGCTCGATCTGGGTGGCGCAGTTCATCGGACGGGAAGTCCGGGTGCTGGACTACTACGAGGCCCAAGGCCAGCCGCTTGCCGCTCACGTGGGCTGGCTGCGGGGCAGGGGATACGACCAGGCCCTGTGCGTCCTGCCTCACGACGGGGCGCAGGGGGACAAGGTGTTCGCGGTGTCTTACGAAAGCGCGCTTCGGGAAGCCGGGTTCTCGGTCGAGGTGGTTCCGAACCAAGGACGCGGTGCGGCATCGGCTCGGGTCGAGGCGGCGCGGCGATTGTTCCCGTCCATCTGGTTCGACGCCACGCGGTGCGCCGGCGGCTTGGATGCGCTCGGCCACTACCACGAGAGGCGGGACGAGGCGCGGGGCATTGGCCTCGGGCCGGAACACGACTGGTCAAGCCATGCGGCGGACGCCTTCGGGCTGATGTGCGTGGCCTATGAAGCTCCGAAGCCGGAGCGCAAGACAACGCGAACGGTTGTGCAGGGAGGCTGGATGTCGTGAACAAGGCCGACCTGCTGAAAGAAGCCCTCGAAGGGTTTGAGAAGACTGCCGAGCACGACGCCCACAACCGCAAGGCGTGGGAAGACGACGTCGACTTCGCCCTGATGGAGAACCAATGGCCCGAGCGGGTGCGCCGGGATCGGGAGCTTGAAGGCCGGCCCTGCCTGACGGTGAACAAACTCGTCAGCATGGGCCGCCAGGTCGTCAACGACGCCCGCCGCAACAAGCCCGGCATCCGCATCATGCCGGTGGACAGCGAGGCGGACCCCGAGACAGCGGAAGTCCTCAACGGCCTGATCCGCAACATCGAGCAGTCGTCGAATGCCGAGGTGGCTTACGACACGGCCCTCGAACACGCGGTGTTCGGCGGCTTCGGCTACTTCCGCATCAACACGCGCTACACCTCCGACGACACCTTCGACCAGGACGTGGTGATCGAGCGGGTCCCGAACCCTCTGGCGGTCTATCCTGACTGCTATTCCACTGCGGCGGACAGCTCTGACTGGAACTACTGCTTCGTCACCGACAGCATGACCAAGGCGGCCTTCAAGAAGGCCTATCCCGGCGCGGAAGAGGTGGATTGGGAAGGCGAGGCCTGGAGCGGTGTCGGTGCGCCGTGGCGTGACGGCGAGTTCGTTCAGGTGGCGGAATACTGGCTCCGTGAAAAGGTCAAGCGGACCATCCTCCTCCTGTCTGACGGCATGGTGGTCGAGGAGGCGGACTACAAGGCCAACAAGCCCGCCTTCGATGTGATTGGCGTTCAGGTGCAGGGCTCGCGGGACGTCGACAGTCACCGGGTGCGTCAGTACGTGATGAGCGGCGCGGAAGTGCTGGAGACGGTGGATTGGGCGGGGAAGTACATCCCGATCATTCCGGTCTACGGCGCCGAGGTGAACTTCAAGGGCAAGCGGCACTTCCGCAGCCTGATCCGCGGGGCGAAGGACGCCCAGCGGATGTTCAACTACTGGCGCACCACCTCGACCGAACTGGTGGCCTTGGCCCCCAAGGCTCCGTTCATCGGGCGCAAGGGTGCGTTCGAGACCGACGCGGCCAAGTGGGCGACGGCGAACGTCCAGAGCCATGCGTTCATTGAGTTCGACGGCCCCGAGGCTCCCCAGCGCCAGCCGTTCTCCGGTGTGCCGGCGGGTGCCCTGCAAGAGGCCCTGAACGCTTCGGATGACATCAAGTCGGTCATCGGGATGTTTGACGCCAGCCTCGGCGCGCGGTCGAACGAGACGAGCGGCAAGGCCATCATCGCCCGGCAGATGGAGGCGGACAACGCGACGTTCCACTTCATCGACAACCTGTCGCGGGCCATTCGCCATGCGGGCCGGGTGCTGATCGACCTCATTCCGCAGGTCTACTCCGTCCCCCGCGTCATCCGCGTCCTGGGCGAAGACGGCGAAAGCGAGATGAAGGCCGTCAATCAGCCGGTGCAGGTCGAGGAGGCCGATCCGCTGACCGACGAGGTTCGGGAGATCACGCGGATCTACGACCTGACCGCCGGCCGCTACGACCTGACGGTGTCGGCGGGCCCGTCCTTCGCCAGCCTGCGCCAGGAAGCGGCGAACCAGATGATCGAGCTCATCCGCGCCTACCCGGATGCGGCGCCGGTCATTGGTGACCTCCTCGTCAAGAACCTGGACTGGCCGGGCGCTGACGAGATTGCCGAGCGGATGGAAAAGGCGATGGCCGGCCGGGTCATGAGCGAGGCGGAAGGGCAGGCCCCGGACGCTCAGGCTCAACAGGCGGTCCAGCAATACGCCACGGCCCTGCGTGAGATGCAGGCCAGGTACCAGGCGCTTGAGGCTGACAAGAGCCTTGAGGCCCGGAAACTCGACATCGCGGCCTACGAAGCTGAGACCAAGAGGATCAGCGCGACGACCCGCGAAACCAGACTGCCCGCCGGCCTCTACACGGACGGCTGACAGAGCCCGGCCCGCCGTGAGGCGCGCCTTTCCCTTAGATGGACCCCTACCCCATGACAGAAGACGCGACCAATCCGGTCGACGTTGAGGATGATGCCATCCTCGACGCTCCGGAAGTCGACGCTGAGTCCTACAGCGACGACACCGACCAGGCGGAAACCGAGGGAGCCGAAGACGGCCAACCGGAGGACGACACCGAGGAGGTGGACTGGGACGGCGCGAAATACCGCGTTCCCAAGCCGCTGAAGGACGCTCTGCTGCGGCAGGCGGACTACACCCGGAAGACCCAGGAACTCGCCGACCAGAGGCGGACTGTTGAGCAGCACTTCACGTCGCTGAACCAGCGGGCCGAACTCCAGCAGGCGACCCTCGAGCACCGGGTGAACCTGCGGGCTGTGGAGCAGCAGCTCCAGCAGTTCCAGAACACCGACTGGCAGGCCTACTCGGCCAACTACGGTGCGGACGCCACGGCCTCGGCCATGGCCTCCTGGCAGCAATACAGGGACGCGAAGGCGGAACTGGAAGGCGCCATAGCGAAGACCGAGACGGAAGTGCAGCAGATCAGCGAGCGGTCTACCGCCAACGCTATCGCTGAAGCCGAGAAGGTCCTCTCGCGCGAGATCGAAGGCTGGTCTTCGGAACTGGTCACGACGCTTGCGGGATACGCTGCCGAAAACTTCGGCATCACCCCGCAGGAGCTTCGGGACAGTGTGGTCAATCCGGACGGCACGGCGGACACCCGGACCTTCAAGGTTCTGGCGCGTCTGCACAAGGCCGAGACGGAGCTGGCGAAACTGAAGGCCCAGACCACCAAGGCGCAACAAGCGGCCAAACAGGCAGCAGTCACCCCCGCCAAGGCCGTTGGCCAGCGGGCAGGCGGGTACAAGCCCGGCCTCGATGACAGCCTGCCGGCGGACGAATGGCTGCGCCGTCGTAACGCGCAACTGGCCAAGGCCGGAGCGCGCTGACCCCCAACATCACGGCCCGTCGAGATGACGCGCCTTTCCCATGAAGGACACACACCGTGCCCAACGCTCTCCTGACCCCCACAGCGGTGACCCGCGAGGCTCTCCGCGTTCTCCACCAGAAGCTGAACTTCGTCGGCTCTATCGTCCGGGAATATGACGACTCGTTCGCCCAAAAAGGCGCGAAGATCGGCGACACCCTCAAGGTCCGCCTGCCGAACCAGTACGTGGTCCGCACCGGCGCCACCCTGGCCGCCCAGGACACCAACGAGGCCAGCGTCGAGCTGAAGGTCCAGACCCAGAGGGGTGTTGACCTGAACTTCACCTCGGTGGACCTGACCCTGTCGCTGGACGACTTCTCCAAGCGCATCCTGGACCCCGCCATGTCCACGCTGGCGGCCTCCATCGAGGCCGACGCCATGAGCATGTATAGGGACGTTTCCCAGAGCGACTGGAACGGCGGTTCGGCGATCACGCTGGAAAGGGTGCTGAATGGGCGCGTGCTTCTTCAAAACGCCCTGGCTCCGCTCAATGACCGGACGGCCAACCTGAACACCACGGACAACGCCAAGTTCGTGGACGCGCTCAAGGGCCTGTTCAACGACACCTCGGGCATCGCCAAGCAGTATCGCGAAGGCTACATGGGCCGCACTGCCGGCTTCGACTTTGTCGAAAACACCATGTGGGGCAGGCACACTCGCGGTGCGGCCAACGCCTCCTACACGACCTCCACCCTCGTGGGCGTCCTGCCGATCTCGGAAAACCCGGTCTCGACCATGACCGTGGCCACCGGCGCCGGCGCGATGAACGTGGGCGACGTGTTCACCATCGGCAACGTGTTCGCGGTTCACCCCGAGACCAAGGTCAGCACCGGGACCTTGCAGCAGTTCGTGGTGGCGGCGGCTTACGCCGGCGGCGCGGGCACTGTGTCGTTCTCCCCGGCCATTGTGCTGGCTGGCGGCCGTCAGAACGTGGTCATCCCGACCACCTCGGCGACTGCGGCTATCACCTTCGCCGGCACGGCTTCCACGGCTGTGGGCATCTCCCTGCTCTACCAGAAGGAAGCCTTCGCCTTTGCGACGGCGGACCTGGTGATGCCGGGCGGTGTGGACTTCGCCGCCCGCGAGGTCATGGACGGCATTTCGATGCGGGTCGTCCGCCAGTACGACATCAACAACGACAAGTTCCCCACTCGTCTGGATGTCCTCTACGGCTACAAGACGCTCCGGCCCCAACTGGCCGCGCGCCTCCACAACAGCTGATCCAGCTGATCGACAGGGGGGGAGGGGCTTCGGCCTCTCCCCTTTCTTCTGGGGGACCGCATGGCCATCACGACCTACTCAGAGCTTCAGTCGGCGGTCGCCGACTGGCTGAACCGTTCGGACCTGACCGCCCGCATTCCCGACTTCATCACGCTGGCCGAAACCCGCATCAACCGTGACCTGCGCACACGCGAGCAGCAGGTCATCGCGACGGCCAACGTCGATACGCCCTTTTTCGCCATTCCTGGCGACTTCCTTGAGTTCAAGTCCTTCCGGATCACCGATGCGACTGGCAACGCCTTTGAGCTGATGCTCGCAACCCCGGAGCAGATCAGCGAGGCGCTGACGGAGAGCAGCGTTTCGAGCACCCCGCAGTTCGTGACCATCATCGGCGACCAGTTCCAAATCTGGCCCGCGCCCAGCCAGTCCTACGTCGGAACGCTGGCCTATGTGCGGAAGGTTCCGGCTCTTTCGGACGCGGCTCCGACCAACTGGCTCCTGACGAGCGCCCCGGATGTCTACCTCTACGGCTCCCTGATGTCGGCCGGCCCCTTCCTGCGGGACAGCGAAGCGCTGGTGACGTTCAAGACCCTGTTCGACGAGGCCATTGAGGCCATCCGCGTAGCCGACAAGCCGGTGGTCGGCGTCCTTCGCACCGAGTTCCCGCAGCGCGGCTTGCAGCGCCGCTACAGCATTTACTCCGACTTCTGAGGCTCCTGAATGGCCATTAAATTCGACACCACGACCCGTAATGCCGAAATGGACGCGGTAACGACCCGCGTAGGCACCTCGGCGCGACTGCGGGTTTACAACGGGACGCGCCCCGCCAACCCGGGCACGGCGATTACCACGCAGACCATGCTTGTTGAGCTGACCTGCAACGCCACGGCCTTTGCTCCGGCGGCTTCTGGCGGCGTCCTGACGGCTAATGCGATCAGCAATGGCACGGCGGCGGCCACTGGAACCGCCTCCTGGTTCCGCCTGTTCCAGTCCAACGGGACCACGGCGATCATGGACGGTGACGTGGGCACGTCGGGCTCGGACCTGAACCTGAACAACACCAGCATCGCCACCAGTCAGACGGTGAGCGTTACGTCCTTCACCGTGACCGAAGGCAACGCCTAAACGCCTTTGAAGGGTTGACCCCATGAGCCTGGCCGAACGTGTCGCCGCCGCCGATCTCGCCGGTCTTCCGGACTGGCGGGTCGCCGAGCTGCTGAACAGCCCAGACCCCAGCCTTCCGGAGGTTGTCACCCTGGAGAAGACCCTTCTGGGGCCGGCGGGCATTATGGTCGCTCTCGGCCCCGAGGCCGGGGCGCGGGTTCTGAACGCCATCGAAGCGGGCGCGGTGCAGGACGCGACGCTGCGCTGGGTCTTCTACATTCTGACGGACGGCGGGGTCGACACGGCTCACGCCTTTGTCCGCGCAGGGCTCGACGGCCTAGCGGCGGCGACGGTCATCACCGCCACCGACGCGCAGATTCTGAAGGCCAGCGCCGAGCGGCGCAGGTTCCCGTCTTGGGCGGAGCATAACCAAATCGAAGTGACGGCCCGGTCGGTGGGTCTGGCCCGGGGAGCAGTGGGGTAGATCATGGCTGTCGCGAAATGGGCAACCCCAAGTGCCCGCTCTTCAAACTTCGCCGGCACGACGCTCAACTCGCTGGCCAACGCCGGGGAGTCCTCGGTCGTCACTTACGACAACAGCGCGAACCGGGACCTTTACGGCTTGGTGACAATCAAGCTCGGCTCCATCACCCCGGCGCCGGGCGGCTCCGTCGCCGTCCGGGTCACGCTGAATGACGGCACGGACACAGCGGACAGGGTCGGCGGCGATTTGTATGTGGTGCCTCTTACCTCGGGCGCGAGCGCAAAGGTGGCGGTCCTCAACATGGTCCGCCTCTACCCATATTCAATGCGGTTCTCCCTTGTGAACAACGCTGGGGTGGCCTTGGCAGCCTCGGGAAATGAGCTCTACGTCCGTCCTTGGAACGAGGACGTGACGTAAATGCCGCGTGGTGTCTCTCTCGTCGATGAGGCGCGGTTGCAGGGGCGGCTACTGACGCCTGAGTTGCTGGCGCGACGGCTGAGGTCAAAGTTGCATTTTTGGTGGTCTGCGGATTTCTTGACGCTGGACTCTAGTGGTTTGGTCGAGGGCGCCACCGACCTGACTGGACAAGGCAGAAATGGGGCGCAGGGTACGCCAGGGGCCCGGTTGACTTATTTTCCGTCAGACCAAATGTTCGGCGGCAGGCCAGCTTACGGCATGACGGCGAACGCTTCTGTGCTTGCGTTCCTTGGGGATGCCGCTACCCGCACGGTTTTTCAATACTTTGTGTCCTGCTACTACAAAGATGGTGTTGACACCACCTTTGACCAAAACAGCTACGCGATTTCTGGCGCAGGCAGCTTCGGCGCATTTCGCCTGCAAGGCATACCCGCCACGGCGGGATGGAGCGCTCTCATCACTGGTCGAACGTTCTACAACACGGGCGACCCGTTCCCGAGTAAAAACGGTTTTGAAGCCAGTCAAACCGTTCTGCCGCTGCCAGCTTCGGTGATTCAAAGCCGCGCTGCCCTTGGTCGTTCGCAAGCCACGCGGGTGGGTGGCGGCGACACCGCCCCACAGGCATGGATCGGTGGATTCCGCCATGTCGTCGCGTGCAATCAAGTATTGGCAGATTTTGAATCCGCGTTGATGGAAGGCGTTATTGCTTGGGATGATGGTACGCAGAGCCGCTTGATTGGCACGCATCCATTTGCAAACCGACCTCCGCTGATCGGAGACTAAACTCATGGCCCTGCGGATTCGCGTCCCGGCTTTGTCCGCCGGGGCTCCTGGCGGGGCGATTACCGGCTCTCTGGCGGTCACGGAGGCCCCCGACGCCCTTGACGCCCTCGGCCAGGTCATTGTCTCTGGCTCGGCTGGCATTACCGAAGCGCCCGACACCGTCTCGGCGTCTGGCACGGTCTCGGGCGGCGGCATCACAGGTGACGCGGCGATCCTGGAGGCAGCGGACACCGCTTCCATCTCGGGTGCGGTTCTCGTTGCGGGCTCTGTCGGCGTCACTGAGGCGGCGGATACTGCATCGGCCTCTGGCACTGTCTCGGGTGGACCGGCAACCGGCACTGTAGCGGTCACAGAAGCACCGGACACGCTCTCCGCATCTGGCGGGGTGGCGATCTCGGGTTCGCTGGCCCGGACGGAAGCGCCTGATACGCTTGCGGCCTCTGGAACGGTCTTTGGCGGGCCTATAACCGGCACGGTCAATGTCACGGAGGCTCGGGACACCCTCTCGGCTTCGGGGGCGGTGTTTGGGGGGGACATTACGGGCTTTCTCGCGGTCACGGAGGCCCGGGATACGTTGTCCGCCGTGGCGCTTGTCAGCGGCGCGACGTGGACGCCGGTTCCGGGTGCGGGCGCGTCTTGGTCCAGTCCAACGGGCTCGCCGGGCATCTGGACGCCGGTTCCGGGTAATTCGGAGGTGTGGACATGAGGCCGGTTTCTCCCACCTTTGGCTTTCCGCTCGCCCCGACCCTGCAGGAGATGCAGGACGCCATCAACGAACAGGCGGTCCCGACCAAGCCGGTTCAGCTTGCCTCGGTCGTCAATGCCGACCTGCCGCCGGCGGCGGACTGGCCCGGCTGCATGATCCACGTCTCCGACAAGAACTCCATCGCCATCAGCACCCCCGTGGCCGGGGTCTACACCTGGCTTCGGGCTGACGGGAGCGCTCTCTGATGCCCTCATCCTACTCCGTTTCGTTCCGGCTCAACCTTCAGGCTCCGGGCGAGAACCTCAACACCTGGGGCACAAACCTCAACGCAGGCGTCTTCCAGCTCATCGAGGACGCGCTGGCCGGTGCGGTGAGCCTGAGCCTGTCTGGTCCGACGGCGCTCACCAGCGTCAACGGGGCGACCGATCAGGCCCGCTGCATGGCGCTGAACATCACCGGCGGGACGGGCGGGACGATCACGGTTCCCGGGGTCAGGAAGCTCTACTTCGTCCGCAATGCCGCCTCTGGCGCTGTCATCGTCACCACTGGCGCAGGGGCCACGGCATCCTTCGCCGCGGGCGAGGTGGGCTTCTGCTACTCGCCGGATGGGGTGAACTTCTACCGGACCTCGACCCCGACCGACTTCGGCGGGGCGCGGCTCCAGAACGTGGGCTCGCCGACGGCCAACACGGACAGCGCCACGAAGGGCTATGTGGACGGCGTGGCCTTCGCCATGGCGGCGGGCTCGCTTCCCGGACAGCCGGGCAATGCGGGCCGGTTCCTGACCACCAACGGCACAACCGCCTCATGGGGCGACGTGACCGTCACGACCTCGCAGATCACCGACTACTCCTCCGACCAGGCCGCCAAGGCCGCAGCGGCCACCCGCCTCTCCGTCGCCTTCGCGGCGGCTCTCTAAGGACTCCTGCCCATGCCTGTTGTGAACGGGACGCTCTCCCCGAATAGCATTGTCACGCCCCAGCAGATCTGGAGCGCGACGGCGGTCGCCACCACGGCGAACACCACCTACACGGACACGCCGACCAATACGGTCCTGCTGGCCCCGGTCTACCTCCTGAACCCGGCCCCGTTCAGCGTGACCAACGGCTCGCCAACCGTGACGGTGACGCAGGCCGCCCACGGCTTTGCGACGGGCGACACCACCACCATCGCGGGCGCTTCGGCGGTCGGCGGGATTACGCCTGCCGGGGCGTATCAGGTGACGGTCCTGACCTCCTCGACCTACACCATCACCCACGGCTCGAACGCCACCTCGACGGCGACGGGCGGCGGCTCTGCGGTGACGGTGCAGGACAGCCGCACAAGCCGGAACGGGGCGCGTATCACCTCGATCAAGGCCCTTGCGCGGGCGACCAACACGGCGACCGAGCTGCAACTGTTCGTCAGCCCGGACGGCGGCACGACGAAGCGGTTCATCAAGTCCGCCCTCCTGTCGGCCTACACGGTCGCGGCGACCACGGCGCAGACCGGCGGCGACTTCGGCTACACGGACTCCGCGCCCCTGATCCTGGCGCCCAACGAGACGCTGTATGTCGGCATCAGCGTCACCAACACCGGCATCGTGTTTGACGCGCAGGGCTTCGGCTACTGATGCCCACCCAGCCGCTCGGACCTACGGGCCTTCTAGCCCAATCCATGACCCTCCCGGCTGGCTCTCAGAGCATGGCGATGGGCGGCATGGGCCTGCGGGCGCAGGGGATGGACGGGCGGAAGAAGGCGGCGGGGCTTTTGGGCTCTTACCTCCTCGCTGGCGGTGGCGGTGGTGGTGGCTCCGGTCAGCCCCTCACATCCTCTCCTGGCGGCAACGGCGGTGGTGGTGGTGCGGGCGCGCTGCGGCTCGGCTCAACCTCCCTTGCGTCGGGAAGATATGCCATTGTCATCGGCCTCGGCGGAAGTGGCTCGGGTGGCGGACTGGCCGGGTCGGATGGACAGGCAAGTTCCGCGCTAGGCCTGTCTGCGCCTGGTGGCGGCGGCGGCGGCGGCGCGGGCAACCAGTTTGGCGGCGGGATTACGGCGGGCCGCCCTGGCGCTTCTGGCGGCGGTGGATCGTGGAACACGGTAAGCGGGGCGCCTACGGTTGGCGGTGCGGCTACTGCGGGCCTTGGATTTAACGGGGCCTCGTCCTCCGGCTCTGACTCCTGCGGCGGCGGCGGCGTACTTGCAGCGGGGCAGCGCGTCAGCGGGTCCGGCCCTGCCAACGGGGGAGCCGGGATCGCAAGCAGCATAACCGGGTCAGCCGTTACCTATGGTCAAGGCGGCCAAGGCGGCCAAGATGGCGTGTTTGGCGCAAACGGCGTCAATTTTGGCGACGGCGGGCAAGGCGGTGGCGGCTCAAACGGTGCCGGTGATGGCAAGAACGGCGCGTTCATCTGGTCCTACGCCAGCCCGACGCAACTCTGCACCGGCGGCACTGTCACCAACTACACCAGTGGCGGCATCCGCTACTGGGTCCACACCTTCACGACTAGCGGCACACTGGTGGTCCCCTGATGCTCTACCAACGCAAGACCCTCCCCAGCACCAACATGGGCGACCCGGCCCCGCTTCCTGCCGCTCTGGTGGGCCTTGCGGACGCCAGCCTTGCCGACCTGACCGCCGCTCTCGGCGTGGCGGCCGAGGAACTCGGCTTCGACGGGCAGGGGTTCTTCCCCTTCACGCCTGAACCGCCCCCGCCTCCCCCGGTGGATGAACTGCACAAGGTCGACTTCATGCGGCTGTTTACGCAGGCGGAGCGCATTGCCATCCGGCAGGCGGCGAAGCTGAACCCGGTAGTCGAGGACTATCAAGCCATGCTTGACGCCGCGACGATCATCCGCCTGTCCGACGCGGACATTCAGGAGGGCATCCCGGAACTTGAGGACGCGGGCCTCATCGGACCCGGGCGGGCGGCTCAAATCCTTTCTGGAGAAAGTCCGTGACGAAAGAATTTCCGCAGCAAGAAACCTACGTCCCCGGACGCCCGATCCTGACCTACTTCCGGCGGCTGTTCGTGTCGGTGGATCAGTTGGTCAATGTCATTTTCGCTGGGGACGAGGATGAAACCGTGTCCTCCCGCATCGCCAAGGACGTTCGGCGCGGTCGCAAGTTCGCCTGCGTCCTGTGCAAAATCCTTGACTGGATCGACCCGGACCATTGCGAAAAGGCCATCGAGCGTGACGAGGGCAAGAGGCCTGGCCAATACGACCCGCCTCCGGGGCAGGAAAAGCGCTATGAACGGCGTTGGGTCTATCCCCCGCGCTCTGACTGGAGTTAAGCATGGCCCGCGTTGTTCTCGAACTGCCTCCGGGCCTGAACAACGACGACACGACCTTTTCCGCCGCTGGCCGGTGGGCTGACGGCTCCAACGTGCGCTTCTGGCGGGGCCGGGCGCAGGTGATCGGCGGGTGGGAAGCCATCACCAATTCACCCTTCACCGGCGTGGTCCGCAAGCTGTTCGGCTGGACGGACAATGCGGCGGTCCTCAACATCGCCTCCGGCTCGCATTCGGCGCTTCAGGTCTATCAGGGCGGGTCGGTTTTCGACATCACGCCGTTTGGACCCCCGACCCTGCTCGGCTCCAACCCCCTGACCGTGACGAACGGCTCGGCGGTGGTGACGGTGGCCCATGTCAACCACGGTTTGACGTCCAGCACGTCCATCATCGTGGCCGGCGCGGCGGCTGTCGGCGGCATCACCCCCAACGGCACCTTCACCATCACGGTGGTGGACGCCAACTCCTACACCTACACCTTCACCTCCAGCGCGACCTCGGGCGCGACCGGGGGCGGGACCGGCGTCATTGTCACCCCGCAGGTGGCGCTTCCTGCGGGCAACATCGACGGCACGGGTGGGGCTGGCTACGGAACGGGAACCTACGGGACCGGCACGTGGTCAACGCCCTCGACGGCGGACTTCTTCCCCCGGACATGGAGTCTGGCGTCCTGGGGCCAGAACCTGATCGCCAACCCGCGCAACGGGGCGATCTATGCCTGGACGAACAACACTGGATCCCGGGCGGTGGTGGTGGCCAATGCCCCGGTTCAGGTGACGTACTCGCTGGTGGCCCCTACCCGTCAGGTGTTTGCCCTAGGCTGCAATCAAGAGGCCTCGCCCTACGCTTTTGACCCGCTGGTGATCCGCCATTCCAGTGTCGGCGACAACACGGTGTGGAACACGGCGGCGTCGACGACGGCGCGGGAGTATCGCCTGCCGGGGGGCGGTCGCATTGTTTGCGGCGCGGTCATGGGCGAAAACCTGCTGATCTGGACGACCGGGGGCCTGTTCGTCGGCACTTTCGTGGGCTCCCTCATCCAGCCCTGGCGCTTCGATCAGGTGGGCGAGGAATGCGGGATCATCGGCCCGAACGCCTTCACGGTGGTGGGTCAACAGGCCTTCTGGGTCGGCCCGAACCTCCAGTTCTATGGCTACACGCTCGGTGGGCAGCCGACGCTCATCTCCTGCCCCATTCAAGACGACTTCGCCGACAACATGGCCCCGGCCCAGACCGACAAGATCACGGTGGGCTCGACGGCCTTCTTCAACGAAATCCGGATCGACTATCCGGACGCCCGGGACGGGGTGGAATGCTCGCGCTATCTCGCCGCGCACATCCCGACCCTGCTCAACGCCCCGGAGAGCGCCTGGTATCGCGGGAACATGGCCCGGACGGCCTATTCCGACGCGCCGCCCAGCCCGAACAGCTATCCGATCGCTGCGGATCCGCAAGGCAACCTCTACTGGCATGAGAAGGGCCAGTCGGCGAACGGCGCTGCCCTCTCCTGGTTCATCGAGACGGCGGACAACTACCTCGACCCCGCCCTGACCATGCAGCTGCGAACCCTCTGGCCCGACTTCAAGGACCAGGTCGGCGCGGTGGAGGTGGCGGCGGTGACGCGGTTCTATCCGCAGGCCTCGGAGACCTCAACCTCCGGGCAGACCATGGCCCCAGGACAGTCCAAGTCCGACCTTCGCGCGACGGGCCGCCTCGCCAAGCTGCGGTTCAGCGGCTCGGCTTCGCCCAGCTTTGTCCGCATGGGCAACCCCACCATCGACGTGACCCCGGCGGGGCAGCGGTGACTTTCAAGAACGGAGCCCGGTAATGGGATTTTTCGACCGCATCTTCGGCAAGAAAAAAACCTCGACATCAACGACGACCAACACCGCTACTACGACCCCGAACAACCCCGTTTGGGTGACGCAGGGGCTGGAGGGTGTTGGTGGGGCGCTGACGGGGCTTTTGTCCCGCGACCCCAAATCGTTCGTCTCCGGGCCTTCGGCGTTGCAGACCCAAGCGTTTAACGATGCGGGAAACCTTGGGCTGTCATCCCTGTATGGCAACGCAGGGAGAGTGTTCAAGCGTGTCGCCGGACGTGGCGCGAACACCTATCAGGCTGCGCAGGGCGAGGCGACGGGCTATGACACGTTTGACGCTGGCTCGCAGGGCTATACGGCCTCATCCCTGCTTGAAGGCCTCGACCGCTACAAGAGCCCCTATGAGCAGGACGTAGTGAACACCGCTCTTGCCGACTTTGACTATGGGGCCGGGGCGACGCGGGCCAATCAGGCGCTTGATGAAGCGCGGAGCGGGGCCTTTGGCGGCTCGGGCGCGGCGATTACCCGCGCTCTGACGGAAGGCGACCTTGCGCGGGGCCGGGCCTCGACCTCGGCCAACCTGCGGGATCAGATGTTCACGCGGGCGACGGGCCTCTCCGCTACCGACACTGGGTTCCGCAATCAGGCGGCGCAGTTTCAGGCCGCAGCGGCGAACCAGGCCGCCCTTGCCAATGCGGCGGCGAGGAACCAGGCGGCGGCAGACCGGGCGGCGGCGGAAAACCAGTTCGGCCTCGCCAACATGACCGCCATGAACGACGCGGGCCGGTTCAATGCGTCAGCGGCTGATACCGCCCTCGCGCGCCAACTAGCCGCCGGTGGAGCCCTTCAGGGCCTCGGAACGACGATGGGCGCAGAGCAACGGGCCAACCTGACCCTGCAGGGCCAGTTGGGCGCGGATCAGCGAGCAATTGAACAAGCGCAAACGGCGGCCCCGCTGACTGTTCTTCAGCAGCTCGCTTCGACCTACGGCGGTCTTCCGCTGAACCTCCTGTCGGGCAGCACTGTCACCGGAAGCGGCACCGCTCAAGGCGTAACCAAGGAGTTTGACCCGTGGGGGACGATCACCAATCTCATCAACGCTGGCGCTAACGTGATCAGCGCGCGCAGGTAAGGGAAAGGCCAGCACACATGCCCATGCTTGGAAAGGCCGGCAAATCGGCCCGCAACTTCCTCAATAGCGATGCCGGACAGGCGCTGCTGTCCACCCTGTCCATCTTCGTTCCCGGCGACCCCTACGGTTTTGTGCAAAGCCGCAAGGCGCGTCAGGAAAAGGACGCCCGGCAACAGACCATGTTGTCGTCCTTCAACGACCTCATCGGCCAAATCCAGCCCCCGGACACCTACACCCCGCAGGTCAACCAGCTCATCGGCGCGGCGAACGAGACGGGCGCCCGGTTCGGCATGGCCCCCATGCAGCGGCAGACGCCTCGTCCGTCCGGCCTCGACTTGCAGGACCCGAGGACGCGAGAGGCGCTTATGTCGTTCATCAGCGCGGGTGGGAACGTCGATGCGCCCTTCGCCCTGGCGGATCGCATGGCTCCCCCGGCGCCCAACATGTCCCTATTCAACACCCGCTCTGGCGTCGTGGGCATCAACCCGCAGACCGGCGAAACGCAGGAACTCTACTCCGACCCCTACGCCGAGGCGCTGGCCGAACGGCAGATCGACGCTCAAGGCGCGCTGGCCGAACAGCGGCGGGCCGCTGGGCAGGCCAGCATGATCCGCGCCAACCGGCCGCCGGCGTCTGGTGGGGGTGGGGGCGAGGCCCCGGCAGGCCCGGTTGCCACAGGTCGCAGGTTCTAGGAGGCACATATCATGACCCGAGCGCAGCAGCGTTACGTTGTCGGAGCCGAGTACGACCTTGGCGGGGGAAACCTCGGCGTGTGGGACGGCAAGAACTTCGTCGCCACCGAGGAATATGTCGCGCGCAAGGCCCGCGCCGGCGACCAACTCAAGGTCGCACAGATGCGGCTGGGTCAGGTGGACGCCGCCCGCAGTTTCCTCGACGCCAACCCCGAAAAGGCGACGGGCTATTGGGCCGCCATGGACGCGGGCGAGATCAAGCCGCCCGGCATCATGTCGCTCTGGCGCTCGCCGGATGGTCGCCCCGGAACGCCGGGATACACCCTCGACCGCAAGCTCCTTCCGCTCAGGTCCAACGTCTTCCGGACCGAGATGGAGACCCTCAAGGCGCAATCCCCCACGGGCGCGTCGGGCTTGGGCGCAGCGTCCGACGCCGAAGGGCGGCGGCTCGAAAGCGCCTTGGGCTCGCTCTATGTGGGGATGCAGCCCGAAGACCTGCGCGAAAATCTCGGGGTGGTGCGCGAGATCATGGCTCAACGGACCCCGGGCCTGACGCCGACCAATCCCCTTGACATGACATCTGGCCAGAGCCGGGACGCCGCCCCGCGCGGAGCCTTCTACCGCAGCCCGGACGGCGCGACCCGGAAGAACGTCAGCGGCGATGCGGGGAACGCGATTATCTGGACGCCTTCCGACGATCCGGAGAAGTCCCGGAAGGACGCCAAGCTGGCGTGGAACGACCGCTGGTATCAGCGGCGCGGGAACCTTGACGGGGCCGACGCGGCGTTCAACCAGTGGTGGTCCAGCTATTCCGGCGGCGGCCAGAAGAAGCCCCCGCCCGTCCCTCCGCCGCCCCGCGCCAACAGTGGCTGGGGCAAGGCTACCCGCACCGACTGACAGGAGGGGCCATTGCCCACCTACTCGATCAAGGCCCCGGACGGCCGGACCTACACCATCCAAGGCCCGGCGGGGGCAACGGATGCGCAAATCCGAGCCGAGGTCCTGCGGCAGTTTCCCGACGCTGGCGGAAAGCCGGCCAAAGCCGCAAACCCGCAGCAGGAAGCCCTCGCCGACGCTCGCCGCCGCGCCACCTCTACGCCGGGCATCATCCGCTCCATTAGCCAAGGCGCCGGCTTCAACTTCGCGGACGACCTCGACGCCAACCTCGCTATGGCTGAAACCGCCGTGAACAACGCCCTTGGCGGCGCCCTGTTCGGCAAGAAGTCCTACACCCCGCAGCAGGCGAAGGCGGCTGTCCTTCAAGCGGAGCGCGAGGCCAGCCAAGGCTATGCACGAAGCAACCCGGTAGCCTCCGGAACGGGAACCGTGGTCGGCGCAATCGCTTCCCCGGTGAACAAGGTTCTTGGGCCGCTGGCAATCGCCAAGCCCGGAGCCGGAATGGGCGCGCAGATGCTGCGGGCCGGTACGGCCGGCTCGGCGGCGGGGGGTCTTGCCGGCGCCGGAGACCAGGGCGTCGAGGGCATTCTTCCCGGCGCAGCCTTTGGCTTCGGCGTGGGCGCCGCAGTGCCGCCCGCGTTCAGGGCAGTGTCCGGGGCTGTGCAGCCAATGGTGCAGGCCGTAGCGAACCGGGTTCCGGAGAACATTCGGAACGCCGTGACGGCGGGCGTCAACGCCATGGGCGTCAGCGCAGCAGAGAGGACCGGACTGCCCCCACCTCCACCCCGCGCCAATCCCGCAGAAGTGAAGGTCGCCCGTGCGCTTGATCGCGCCATTCAGCGGGACGTGCGCGCCGGGGTCCAGTTCAAGCCGGGCCAGAACCCGCTCTACCAAGGCGGGGACAACCTGTTCGGCGTCTACGAGGCCGCCGCAGCGTCTCCTGGGGCCGCTCAGACGGCGGTGCGTCGGGCGGTGGACGCCAACAGGGCGCAAACGGCCAAGGCCGTGGCGCAGGACGTGCAAAGCGCCCTCGGGGCCAAGGGTGACTTCTTCTCCTACCAGAACAACCTCATCACCACCCAGCGCGACAACGCGCGCTCCGGCATGGAGAAGCTGGGCGAGCATCTAGTCACTCTGGACGAAAACTCCATCCTCGCCCTGCGATCCGACCGCGCCCGCAGCGCCCTTCAGGACGCCGCCGAAAACATGAGGGCCAACACAGACCCGGCCATTCGCAACCAGGCCGGCGACCTCATGCGCGTTCTGGATCAGGTGCTGGACAAGCCCTCGGGCGTCACCCTGCGGGTCCGCGATGCGCAGAACATTTCCGAGAAGCTGCTGAAGGGGGCGGATCGGGCGTTCCGCAACGGGGACGGAGACACCGGCGTTGCCCTGAAAGACCTTGGCCGGGCCATCCGCGACAACGCCCGCGATCCCAACCGCGGCGGCTTCGCCGACTACGACGCCTGGCTGAAGCAATACGGCCTCGACGCCGACAACAAGTCGGCTCTGGAAATGGGCAAGAACGTCCTCAACAACAGCGTCTGGCCCGAGGAGGTGCAGCAGGAACTGGCGGCCATGGACCCGGCGGCCATGCTTCACTACCGCAAGGGCGTGGCCGAGGCGCTGTTTAAGCAGGTCAAGAGCGCAAAGGGTGACATCTCGGTCATGCGCCGGCTCACCGAGGACCAGAACCTTGGCGAGAAAATCGCCTTGGCTTTCCCGGACGACGCCAGCTTCGCGGCCTTTGTGAAGTCCGCCGCCACGCGGGTGAAGGCGGCCGAGCGAAACAACGCCATCACCGCCCAATCGCGCACGGCGCCCAAGACCGCCGCGATGAAGGACCTTAGCGACCCGCAGGACCCGATTGAGGCCGGTGTCGACGAGGCCGTCAACGCACTTTCGTCCCCGCAGAGCGTCCCCGGTCGGCTGGCGCGCGGTCTGTCCAAGGTCATCCCCAAGCGCACGGGCGTCCTGAACGACGAGGAAGCCAACGCGATCCTCGGTCAGACGGCCATAAACCCGGACGAGATCACGAGGCTCCTGAACGTGCTGCAGGCCACCCGCGCACAAAACGCCATTCGTCAGTCGCAGGCGGCTCGCGCCGCTGTCCCGCTGGCCTCAACAATCCGGTTCTAGAAAATCTTGAACCAGAGGTTGTAGAGCCAATTCCAGACCAGGCCGGCCACGACCAGAATGGCAATCATGATCCCCTTGCCAACCAGGTTGGTCAGGATCTCGGTGAACTGATCCGCTGAGCCTGCGGGCTGGGCGGACGGGTCATGCACGACATCGGCGTGAACGTCGAGGATCGGCGGAACGTCTTTTTCCATCCCTCCACCCTACCACGGACCCCGCCATGCCGGAAACCCCGCCGCGTCGGCGCACTCGCGCTGTCAACCAGCCCGAGGGCAAGACCCACGACGAGATTTATCAGCTTATCGAGCAGTCCGCGTCCAAGGCCGAACAGGCTTGGCAGGCGACGGCGAAGATTGAGGAAATGCTGACCGGCCTCACCAAGGCCATCGGCTCGGAAAGCCAGGACGAATACGGCCAGCCCGTAGGCACTGGCATCGTCGGGCGCTTGATGCGGCTGGAGCATGACGTCGCGCATCGGTTCGGAAAGTTCGACGGGTGGGTGAAGATGCTGACCGGCGCGGGCGTGGCCTTCGCCATCATCGGCCCGGCCCTGTGGTGGCTGACCGGCGACCGGCTGGCCCTGCTGCTCAAGTGAGCTGGGTCCTTAAGACGCAGGGCGTGGCGCTCTGCTTCGTCCGCAAGTGGTGGCGGCCGGCGGTTCAGGTCGGCATCGGCGGAAGCCTGATCGTCAACGGCATCGCGCTCCCCCTCATCACCCGCACCTATCCCGACCTTACCGGCCTCGCCGCCTGCATCGCCGCAGCGGCTCCGTTCGCGGCCATCCGGGCATGGGAGAAAGCCAAAGGAACGACCGCCAATGACTGACACCCCCGTCTGGCATCAAGTCGCCAAGGCCCAGATCGGAACCCGCGAGGTTCCGGGGGCCAGGTCCAGCCCCAAGATCCTCGACTGGGCCGGCAAGGTCGGGCGCCGGCTGGGCATTGCCTACACCGACGACGCGACCCCCTGGTGCGGCCTGTTCGTCGCCTATTGCATGACCGCCGCCGGCATCACCCCGCCCCAGATCGCCATACGCGCCAAGGCTTGGGCGGACTGGGGCCAGCCGGTGGAGCCGACCCTTGGCGCGGTGCTGGTCTTCGAGCGGCCTGGCGGGGGCCATGTCGGCTTCTACGCGGGCGAGACCTCGACGAACTTCCGCGTCCTCGGGGGCAACCAGGGCGATGCGGTGAACTACGCCTGGATTGCCAAGACCCGCTGCATCGCCACCCGCTGGCCTCCCGGCGTTCCCCTGCCGGCCAAGGCCGTGCGCGTGGTCGGCTTCCCGGAGCCCAAGACCGTCAGCACGAACGAGGCCTGACATGTGGTGGATGAACCCCCGACTGTGGGCAGCGGGGGCGCTCGCCCTCCTGCTGGCCTTCGCCTCCCTCCAGACCGTGCGGGTCGGTCGCCTCAAGGCTGATCTCGGCAGGGCCGAAAATCTGGCCGCTGAGGCCCGTTCCGACCTCGCATGGCAGGAAGCCCGCGCAAGGACGTGCGAGGCCGCCCTGAGCCGCCAGAAAGCCGCCGTGGACGCGCTGGAGGCTGCGGGCCGCGTGAAGCTCGCCCAAGCCGACAAGGCCGCCGCCGATGCCCGCGCCGTCGCCGCCTCCGCTCGCAAACAGGCTGACGCCCTCCTGACCGCCCGGCTGAACGGCGCGAACGCCTGCGAGCGGGCCGAGGACGTGCGCCGGCGCTTCGAGGAGACCGTGCCGTGAAAGTTTACGCTGCCATTCTTTCTGCAGGAAGCCTCGTCGCCTGCGCTACGCCTGACCTGCCCCCGCCCATCGAGATCAAGGTCCCGGTCCCGGTTCCGTGCGTCTCGGCGGATTTCCCCAAGCCTCCGACCTATTCCGACACCCGCGAGGCCCTGCGCCAAGCCCCCGACCAGACCGAGTTTACCCGGCTTCTGGCGGGGAATTGGCCCCTGCGCGACGCCCGGCTCAAGGCCCTGGAGGCCGCAATCGAGCCCTGCCGGAAGACCTCCCCGTAAACAGCCAACGGAGGGCACATGCCCCGCCGCTCGACTGACGAAGAGTTCATCGCCGCGTGGGAAACCGCGCGTGGATCTGTTGCCGCGGCCGCCCGCATCCTCGGGGTCACCGAGCGTAGCGTCTATGACCGCCGGCGGGCCATGAGCCAGCGGGGTCTGATGCTGGCGACAAACCCGGTGCGCGACACGGCTACCTACACTCAAGCATGGTCCTACACGCGCGAGCGTCAGGCGACAGTGGAGAACGGCCACGTTGTCACCTTCTCCGACGCCCACTTCTGGCCCGGTGGTCGGACGGTGGCGAACGAGGCGCTTCTCAAGGTCATCAAGACCCTGAAGCCCGCCCGGATCATCGCCAACGGGGACGTCTTCGACGGCGCCCGGATCAGCCGGCACGACCCGCACGGCTGGGGCCAGCCTCCTTCGGTGAAGGAAGAGCTGGACGCCTGCCTTGAGCGGATGCACGAGATCGCCCTCGCCGCCAGGCGGGGGACGCCGTTGGATTGGAATATCGGCAACCACTGCCAGCGGTTTGACCGAGCCCTCGCCATCAACGCCGGGCAGTATGACGGCGTCGTGGAGCGCTTGGCGGACAAGTTCCCCGAATGGGAAATGGCCTGGTCGATCCGCCTGAACGGCTCGGTGATGGTGAAGCACAGGCAGGCCAATGGGGTTCACGCTACCTACAACAACACCCTGAAAGGCGGCCTGACAATGGTCACGGGCCACCTTCACCGGCTCGCCGTGACCCCGTGGGCGGATTACACCGGGCGTCGGTGGGGCGTCGACACCGGAACGCTCGCAGATCCGCTCGGTCCGCAGTTCGAGTATCTGGAGAACAACGCGACCCCCTGGTGTTCAGGGTTCGCGGTCCTGACGTTCAAGGACGGTCGCCTCCTGCCGCCTGAACTGTGCGAGGTCATCGACGGCGTAGCCTATTTCCGGGGCGAGGCCGTATAAAAAAACCCCCCGCACAAGGGCGAGGGGCCGGACTGATTTGCTGATCGGTGTCCGCAACCCTTCTAACCCGGCGCGCCACCAAACACAACCGCCTTACTGTATCACCGCCACGAACGCGCCGATGATGAACGCCACGGCGAGAGCGCCCAGCACAAGGGCCAGCCAGTCCGGGCAGTCGCCCTTGGCGCTGTAGGGCTGCGGACGAGGCGAAGCGGCGGCGATGAAGTCGCGGGGCTGGCGGCGGGGCTGGTGGTCGGTGAGCAACTGGATCAGGCCGCGTATGGCTGACCGGGCGGCGGGGCGGTGGTCAGTCATTGGTCGTCCTCCTTCAGCAGAGCGCGGGCCACCGTCACCACCGCCTCCAGTTCCGCCACGCGGGCCTCCAGCGCCTCAGCCCGCTTGCGCTCCTGTTCTTGGCCGATGCGCACCGCGTAGGCGAACACCTCCCTGAGCGTGTGCGACCTGCCAGAGGGGTGTACGCCATGGGTCCAAAAATAGACGACCCGTTCAATCACCGCGCGATCCTGCTTTGCAGTCCCCATCACCCGACCCTCCGCAGGATCTCGTCCTCCTTCAGCAGAGCGCGGGCATTGGTCAGGGCTTCGGTTGGGGTTCGGCCTACATCTACGAGTCGCCATTCACGGTCGTTGACCCCGCCGTGCTGCGCGTGAACGCGCCAACTGCCTTCGCTCACATCACCAACATCCCCCCAAGACAGTTCAAGCTCCGGGTGTTGCTCCAGCCAAGCTAACAGGTCGCCAGCCTTCTTGTCAGTCATCACGCTTCTCCCCGGTATTTGGCGAGGGCTTTACGGGCACGTTCCCGAGTCCAAAGGTGGGGTCCGTGTTCATCAATCTTCACATACTCCTCCAGCACCTTAGCCCGCTCACGGGCCATGCGAGATCCGGCTAGGTAGCCGGTGGCGGCAATGCCGTGGTCCCATGCCCCCGCCAGAATACTTTCTCCAGTCTGAAGCGGCCATTCGCCCGCATACCACTCCCTGAACGCCAGCAAATCCGGGTCCACAGGCTCAGGCGGGGTCCAGCCTTCGCGGGTCACTTCGATGATGAAGTATTCTATGGGCGCACCAGTCCATTTACGGAAATCAGCGCGGCGCTTGGCCTCTGCTATGATCTGTTCATTCGTCGGGCTCATCGTGCAGTCTCCTCGTTCGGCGTAAACGTGCGGTTGCCGAAAGTGACCTTGGCCCCGCGCATGTCGGCCCCGGACATGGTGGCCCCGAACGGGTCGGCCCGGGACAGGTTGGCCCGGCGCAGGTCGCACTCGAACAGGGTGGCCCCGCGCAGGTTGGCCTCCGGCCAGACCACCCGGCCTCCGTTGATCCAAGCGTTCACAGCAAGGCTGGCTATGGTGTCGTTGCGGGTCATCGTGCAGTCTCCTTGTCGTATCCCATGTTTTGCTCCTGTGCCTCGCGGGTTAGCTGGTCCATCACAGCCTCGCGGGCGATGGTTTCGGGGTTGATGTTGCGGAGAGTTAGCCAAAGTTTTTCCCCTATGCGGGGACCGTCAGAGCCCATCCAACGGGTGTCTTTCCAGACGATTTTCATTGCAGCCTCCAGCCCTAGACGGATGCCCTCTAGGTGGGCGGCGTCGATCAGGTGCTCGTTGGTCATCGTGCAGTCTCCTCTGTCAGCGTAAACGTGCGCCCACCGAAAGTGACCTTGGCCCGGCGCATGTCGCACTCGGTCAGGTCGGCGTCGAACAGGTCGCACCCGGTCAGGTCAGCCCCGCGTAGGTCGGCCTCGCGCAAGTTGGCCCAGCCCAAGTCGGCTCCGGTCAGGTCGCACTCGGTCAGGTCGGCCCAACGCAGGTCGGCCCCGGGCCAGTCAACCCGGCCTCCGTTGATCCACGAGTTGATGGCGAGGCTGGCTATGGTGTCGTCGCGGCTCATCGTGCAGTCTCCTTGGCGATCCGCTTCATCTCGAGCCGCAGCGCCGCCATCTGCCCGCGCAGGCGCTCGGCGGCTTGTTCGGCCCGCGCTAGGGCCTCCGGTGTCGTCCAGTCGCCTCCAAGGGCTCGACGGACGGTGGACATCTCAGCCGCGACCGTGTCGGCCAGGGCTCGGGTGGGGGTGGGAATGGTGAGGTAGGTCATGCGGCCCCCTTGAAACGTTCAGCTTCCAACTCGGCGCGGATCTCCGCTTCGGTGAGCCCGTCGCCCACCCATGCCAGCGGCTGGGCGGACTTCATGCCCTCGACCCGTCCGATGATCTGGACGCAGCCTCCGACGACCTCGACGGCCAAGGCGGTTGGCGGGCGCTCAAGCCTATCGACCAAGGCGCGGACGGCCTGGCCGGGCTCCACGGCGTAGAGGGACAGGACCCGGCGTTCGGCCCGGATCGGCAGGGCGCTGCAGCCGGGGGCATAGGGGGTGAGGGTGATGTGGACGTCGCGGCGGGTCACGGCGTGAGCCTCCTGACTGTGCCGTCAAAGCGGCGGGAATGGGTGAAGCCGCGGCTCTTGAGGCGGGACGGTTTCGGCCCCTCCGTCTCGCGGCGGATGATGCGTTCGGTCTTGGCGATGGCCTTCACGTCGCCCTTGGTCTTCGCCTTGTGGCAGTCGATGCAGATCGGGACCCAGTTCCCCGGCTCATGCCGGCCGCTGAGGGCCAGGGGGATGACGTGGTCGATGTGCCACGCCCCCGTCAGGGCCGTTTCGCAGGCGCTACAGGCCCCTCCGAAGTCCTCGGCTACCTGCCGGC